AGAGAAGGGGGAGTGGATTTCCGATTTTTTTTCTTTTTGGATTAATCGATACCCCGGGGGTTTTTCTTCTCGCGGGCAGTTCTAAGTCTCTCCCATCGCTCCTCTATCTCCTGCCTGCGTCTGTCTGCCCTTCGCTCCCTGCTGGCCTGCACCTCTGCCTTGGTGTGGGTCTTGGCCTTCGTGTGGACATCGATATGGTGACGGATGCACAGCAGACGGATATTGTTCGGGTTGAAGCAGAGCCGCTCCATCTCCTGAATGGTACGTGCCGACTCCACTGGGACGATGTGGTGGCAGTCGATGCCCTGTGTGATGCGTCCCTCTTCCTTGCACTGCTCGCACAGTCCGTTGGCTCTCTCCCATACCATCGCACGCACCTCCTGCCACCGCTTCGTATTCAACAGCCTCTGGTAGTTCCTATCCCTGCTCATACGCTCACCATTCAACACCGAAGGGACGGAAGTCGAGCGCATACACTGCATTCTCATGCCTCATGTATTCCTCCATCTCCTTGGCTGTTCTCTCATGTTGTTGCTCGATCTCCCTCGGGAGTATGTAGTCTTCAGGATCAATCATCTTCCACCTCCTTTGCTTCCTTGTCTGCCTGTACCTTGTCGTATTCGCCGAAGATTATCGGTTGCATGGCGGCAGAGCCGGTCACGCTGTCTGGGGTGCGGTGCTGCTTGGCCTTGGTCCTCTTGCCGTAGGCATACAACTTTCCGGCTTCGGTATGCTCTCCCATCTGTGGGCCTTCTGCTCGGTCACGCTCCGTGACGTTCAGCAGGTCCTGAGCGTCGAGCATGGTCAGAAGGATATCACTGAGGTTGTTACACCCCATGTCTAACCCCATTAGCCGCAGGCGGCGGTACAGACCGCGCATGGTCACCTCGCAGACTGTTTCAAGGATGTCGTCAACACATTCCGTCTGTCTCATGGCTTTACCCATCCACGGCTTGTCTATCATTACGGCACCGAACCCCTTGTGATTCTCTTGCTCGAGTATCAGGATGACCTGCGCCACCTTCAACTTGTCGGGATTGGCGAGGTTGAATGAGTTCTGCCATCCGGCATCACTCTCGAGCATGGTCATTATCTTCTGGATGTCTGATGACATCTCGTGGTGTGGTGCGGCGGCACGGATCACCGTGTATGCGAACCACTGGAGAAGATGGTACACATCGACCTGAAGTGCGTCGCAGCATGCGTTGAGTACCTCGGCCATGTCATGGCTTATCTTCGTGCCCGCAGGCTCTGAATGTTTCTTGTTATTCTTCATCTTAATCTAAATTGCTGGTTACTACTTCGAGATTGAACTTATCCACTAACGGCTGGATGACCGGGAATGCCTCGATCACCTTACGCAGCTGCTCTGGCTTTCCGCTCCGTATCGCACCCTCACGCATGATACGTATGAGCACGTCCGCGATGTCGGCTTTTTCACCGTCGCCCGGCTTCCACCACTTGGTGACGGCCTCGGTGTTCACCGACAGGTTACGATACCCGATATGTGCCGCGGCCTGCTGCCATCGCTCTATACCGTCACGGTCAGGGTATAGCACTATCTTCCGTCCCTGCTCGATGAGTGGGCGCAGGAGATCGTTTTTGTTTGTTAGATTCTGCATGCCGGCGCAGGCCGTCCACACGCCCATGGCCATGCCTCCATAGGCGATGGCGCAGATGAGTGCCGTTTTCTCGCTCTCCACGACGTTGACGGTGGCCATCCTCGTCTCAGGCAGGGCGGTGAGGTGCTCACCGAACAGGCAGTAGCTTGCAGAGTTCTCATACTCGTTGAACGGCCTCACCTTCGTCGGGTCGGCATACTTCATCCGTGCATGTATCCACGTCTGACTGTACTGGCTGTCCTTGTCACGGTGACCGTCCGGCCTGTACTTCATCAGGTGACCGTTGTGGCAGCGGCCCTGCTGATCCACCATCCACCAGACGGTGAAGTCGTGCTGCTCCTCGCGGTTGTCCCATCTGGTCGTGAAGAAGGAATGGCCTACACCGTAGTTGCGAAGCATCACGTCAATGCGCCTCTGCTGTGCCTCGTCCCATGGCAGTGACCGCAGCCACCTGACAAGTGCATCATCCTCGATGCCCTTACGGTACCATTTCACCCAGTCGATGGGCCAGAGGCGTGGCGGCAAATCTGCGGGAATTGGTATTGACTTCTTCGGGGTCGAGGGCTTGACCGTGAAGCGATCCTGCTCATCATCTACGGGGATGCTGTACTTCTTGCCGAGCCACCGGATGGCATCAGGGTAGCTAAGGTGCTCCATGTCCATCACGAAGCTGATGGGGTCAGCCGATCTGTTACAACTGAAGCACTTACAGATGTTCTTCGTAGGCGATACCTGGAATGATCCGAGCGACTTGTCGTTGTGCCACGGACAGAGGCCGAGATAACCCGTTCCTCTCTTACGCAGGTCCACATAGTCGCTCACAACATCTACGATGCTCGCAGCGTCCCGAATCTTGTCAATTATGAGTTCATCTATTCGTGGCATAGTTTTGTTTTTTTAACTAAAAACTGTTCGGTCATCTAAAAGCCTGCGAGCGCGTAGCGCGAGGCTTCCAGTGGCCATTTACCGACCCAATGGGCCTTTAGCCCTTGGCCCATGGGTCTGGCCAGCCTCGCGCATGCGCGCGCCTGAGTGAATATTTTCCCCGATAAATATTCACCGCGCAGGCGCACACGCGCAGATACATACGCGCGCGAGAGAGAGATCAGAACGGCGGGATGATCATGCCGTTGATTTTCAGTTTCGGGTTTTTCTGTCCTGGTTTCATCTCTTTTCTGTCCTGTCTGATGAAGAAACGTCTGTTCAATGCTATTTCTATAGCCTCATGTAGCTCTTCCTTGTCGGTGATTCCGTTAGGGATGAGTATCTCACGCTCGATGTCTCTTCGATTGGCAGGCCATTCAAGTTCACGTTGTCTTTCGGTGATCCATTGCTTCAGCTGTTCCGGTGTGAAGCTCAGTTCTATTTTCTTCGCCTCTTCCTGAAGTCCGTATTCGACAGGGACACCCCATCCGAGTGCTCTGTCCTCCACTACGAAGTACCAGTCTTTCTGGTCTTTGCCTCGTGCCTTCGTCTGCTTGACCTCGAAGAACACATCCGGGAAGTTGTCAAACCGCTTGTCGTTGTGCGGTGCTTTGTGTTTCCGTATGACGAATACCTCGGTCACCTTACGCTCTGCGATTGAGCCGAGCGATCCGACGAGCTTGTCGGTCATCGGGTTCTCGTGCAGCACACACCACAGCGAGATGTTCATGGCTGTTGAGACAGTCATCAGCTCTCGGATGATCTCGGAGCATTCTATCTGGTCGTTGTAGTCATTCACTATATCCAGAAGACCGTCGAGGAATACCACCGTAGGCTTCAGGTCCCAGATCAGCTGGAGTATCTGCTTATAGCGGTCCTCGGCCTTGGTTGTCTCTCTCAGGCAGGCGACACGGAACCTCGGCTGTTCCACGCTGTAGTCCAGTCCTGCGAGCGTACAGACACGGTTCTTAATGGCGATGGTGTCGTCAAGACTCTGCTCCGTGTCTATGTAGAGCACCGTCGGCTGCTCGCCGCTGATCTCACAGGTCATGCCGCCGAACCTACCACACAGAATCGTTGCCATAATCTGCGACATGAAGTTCGTCTTGCCATGACCTGACTTGCCGCCTACGATATGGAGGTCACCTCTCTTGGCGAAGCTCACGCCGTTGTGTGATAGCGTCCACTTCGGAGGTGTGTACGGCAGCGTGAAGTCAAGGAGTAAGCCCCTGATGTCGGTGCCGAACCATTTCCTTTCCTGAAGAAGCGTTGGTATATCGCTCGACTCCTGCGGAATCGGTATGTTTGTAGGTTTTTCGTATTGCATCTCTGTATCAGTGTATCACAACCTTCAGAAAACCCCTCTCTTTTTTGCGCTGGAGGATTTTCTCTCGGTTGGTTTGGTAATAGTCACGTTGGTGTGCTTTTCGCGCCTCACGGTTGCGCAAATAGCGTTGTCTGTCTCTCTCCTGCCGTGTCATCGCCTTTCGTTTTTCTGAAGGTCCATCCTGTCGGGTGGCTCTCCGCGAAATAATCAGAATGGTAGATCATCCGCATCGCCCTCCGTTGTTGGTTGTGATGTAGTCGTGCTTGTCGTTGCAGGTGCTTCCGTTGGTCTCGTCTGCTCGAGAGTCTGAAGATTCCGCATCACATTGTAGCAGTTCACCTCATTGTAGAATCGCTGCTCATGCTCGCGGACGGTGAAGCGAAGGAATACGGTAATATTCTCCTCGAGTTCCTTCAGTGCGAACTGTCTGATCTTGTCCTCACCGAACACCTTGAACACCACCTTGTCAGGGTACATACTTCCGGACCATGTGAAGTACTCGAATAGGTACTCCTGTGACATCCATTGATTACCTGTCCTTGCGGACACACCGCTCTGTAATGGCAGCACCTTGGCGATGCGGCCTGTTAGCTTGATTAACTGTTCCATATTATTTATTCAATTTCAATTCTTCGATAGTCAGTCTTGGTATGACACACCACTGCCGGAGTGTCTTGATGGTTTCGTCGTCCAGGGGATAGCGGTCCACGATCTCTAACAGACGTGCCGACATCGCAATCCGTTGCTCACGCTCCAGGACGTACAGCCGGCAGATGCCGTTGTATGCCCTTCGGTACTTCTTCAGTTCCTCATGCTCCTTGGCGGCTCTGCTGTTCGCGGTGGCGATCGCAGTCCTGCTCTTCTTACATATCAGCTTCGACATGGCCTGTATCAGCCTCTCTGCCGTGAAGAAGAAGTACCCTGTCTTCTGTGTCATGCCCTCGAATGACAGTTCATAGCCATTCGGTGACGTTCTTACTTCAATCTTCCTCATGATACAATGATGCTTGCGATGATGAGACACAACGGTGCGATGACACCGTACACGATTCACTCCCTGCGTCTGAAGTCCTCCTTCATGTAATCCTTCAGCATAATGTCAATTAACTCTCTCATATCTATATTTTTTTAGGATTAGCGTAAAAATGGAGCGGGTTGCGCAACCAACCTCTTGTGTCCGTGCGGCTTGTAAATCTAAAGGATAACGTATAGTAATTATGGCAAAAACTGCCGGTAGCGGTGCACTTCCGGGACATACCCTGCTCCTGATTGTGTGATAACGGGCGGGATCGAACCGCCATCCCTCGCCACCGTTGGAGCGTGTGGCGGGTGCCTTACCAATAAGACGACGTTATCTACCATATATTGACGCAAGGCTCATGCAGGTGCCCAACCCTGCCTAAGATACTTGGTTATTCGCTTGGGACATATAGCGAACCTTGCTCTTCGTTCTGGTTAGTTCTGTAAAAATACTGCGCATTACCGCAGCTCATTCAGCGTCATTCTCTCCCACTCTCCCCTCGGCCTTATGCTACTACCTATCTCGATGTGCTTATCTCGTAAGCGTGTCGGATTCGGAACTTACCTGCTGCGGTTTGTTGTACTACAAGACCCTGTTTCATGTCTTCTCTTTCCACTCGCACCACATACGGTCTATTTCGCTGCCGTTTCGACTCAGGACTTCGCACGGGCTTTGCGGCCTTGGCTCCATCCATCTTGTCAGTGATCTCAACAAATGATTGCGCCTACTTACCGGGTTTGCACGCTGCACGACCCTCGGCGTTGTCGGATGTGCCGGAATCGAACCGGCCCTCATTGCGAGTTTGAGACGTGTGCCTAAGCACCCTGTGACATCCGATGTTTTTTCTTCCTTCTGAAAACCTGCGGCCTTCACAGGTGGCAGGGAGTTCTTCGTTGTTTAACTACAATTTTAATAAAAAAAGAAATGAAATAAAAAATTAACTAAATAAACAAACCCTCTTGCGACCGCTGTCGCGTATATTAATTAACAAAACTAAGATTATGAAACTTTCAGTCTGCTGATGCGTCCGTCCTCGATCATCGCCTGAATCCGATGCAGCGGGTACATCCATGATGATGTGTGCTGCTGACCTTTGTCGTCCACCCAGTTCACCCTGGTACGTGGCAGCATATCGCCATGCTCTCTCAGCCACCGCTTAGTCATGATGCCGATGTGCTCTACCAGCTGATCATCCGTCAGCCATCGCTCATCGTAGGTCTCCATCGCCCTCATTACCGAGAGCCTGACCTCGTTCACCAGTTCCATGCGGAATGCCTTGTCCATTCTGTTCATATCACTTTATTCTGGTGATACTGATAGCTACGGCCTTATAGTCAGGACGTATAATGTACTCTGTCCCTTCCTCCAGCATCATCTGGCGGCAGGTCACCCTTGCAGAAGTCACCTTCTTCGGGGTTGCGAGGTTAAAGACTCGGGTCTGCCCGACTGGTATGTCCCTTACCTCCTTTCGTGTAACTTTGTCTTGCATTATCGTTAATTTTTTTTAATTATTTATGTTTCTTTATTCATTTTGAAAGAAAAAGAATTATCTTTGCCGCCTTCGTTGACGAAACACTTTCTTTCTTTCTTTCGATGGCAAAGATACAAAAGTTTTTGAAACGCAGGACAATTTGGAGCAATTTTAGGTCGTTATTTAACTATTTTTAAGCAAAAAGGGGCAATTTATGCGTATTTACGACAAAAATACAAAGAATGAGTTGTTTATGAAGGCGGTTGACTACCTCTTCATGGAAAATCTTGTCGTTAGCCAGAAGGATTTTTGTGCCAAAATAGAAATTGGCGAGTCCTCTTTGTCGCGGATCAAGAGTGGTGTAAAGGAGGTGTCTGATGGCACGATTCGGAAAATGAATGAGAAATTCGGTGGCATATTTAACCTTGCATATTTCCGTGGCGAAGATGTGGATATGCTGAGACAGAACGGGCAGACAAATAATAACATAGTATCTATCGACCAAAGCAGTCTGATGAATGCTGCTCTGGCTGCAAAGGATGAGACGATCCAGGCACTGCACGACCAGATTGACACGAAGAATGAGCTGATAGACTCCCTCCGTCAGCATCTGAGTGATCTGCGCGATAAGATGCACTACGGCCATGCCGATTATGGTAAGCGTGGAGTGATGGCATCTGAGGACTTGGGGGACGTATAGTTTTACCTTTGTTTTCCTCATAACGACAACGGAAATACGGAAAACATTGAAATACAAAAAGATAACAAAAATGAAAAAAGCCCCAAACGAGTCACCAAGGAAAACAGCTGAAAGTGCCCGTAAACAGGGCACTTCCCGCATTTTCAAGAGGTTAGCGTTAAGTTTGAGTCGAAAAGAAAAATGCTAAATCGTGCCGAATCGTGCCGAATTATGCCGGAATGTTTTACCCGCGTTTTCCATCGTGGGCCGACGGAGGGAAAACAATAAATACAATTCGATATGATTACAACGAAGATCGTCTATGACAGGAAGAAGCAGGCAGGCCGTAATGGTGATGGCTCGCTCGAGGTGCGCATCACGTCCATGCGCCACTCATGGTATATCGGTACTGGCATACGTGTACGTGCGTGTGAGTGGAAGGCTGACCGTATCGTCAACAGACCTGATGCCGATGTTCTCAATGACCGTCTGGCCATTATCTATGAGAAAGTGTGCGAGGAAACGAACCGCTGCATCCAGGATGGCGAGCCACTCAATGCCGACTATATAAGACGGAAGGTGTGGAACGGACAAGAGGCCATGAGCAGCGATCCTGTGTTCCTCGACTGGCTCGGTCATCAGATTGACATGCTCACGCTGGCCGACGGTACCGTGCGCCACTACCGCACCCTGCTGACACGGCTCTATGAGTTCGGACGTATCAGGCATTGGCATGATGTGACGACGGAGAACATCAGCGAGTTTGACGTATGGCTGCACAGACGGAGAGCAGGCAGTGGTGAGCCCATCACCGACGCGGCTGTCTATAAGTACCACAAGTGCCTGAAGGCGATGCTGAACCGTGCCGTGGTGTTCGACAAGCTGGACCGCAACCCCTACGACCGTCTGAAGTTCAAGCGCGGTGAGAGCGAGAACATCGAGTATCTGACAGAGGATGAGATGCAGGCCATCATGTCCCTTGACATTCCGCATGGCACACAGATGGAGGTGGTGCGTGACCTCTTCGTCTTCCAGATGTTCACCGGACTGGCCTATTCCGACGCGCAGGCTTTCGACTTCTCTCAGTATCGGCTTGTCAATGGCCGCTATGTCAACACACGCGAGCGCATCAAGTCGGGTGTGCCCTATGTCAGCAGCCTGCTGCCTCCTGCCGTGGACGTGCTGAAGCGTTACGGTTGGAAGGTCCCGAAGATAGACAATGCCGACTATAACCATATCCTGAAGGCCGTCGGGATCATGGCAGGCATCCATACGAAGCTGCATACACACCTTGCACGTCATACCTTCGCCACGTATATGCTCCGGCAGGGCGTGAAGGTGGAGAACCTCCAACGGATGCTCGGGCATAAGAACATACGACAGACGATGCTCTATGCGAAGGTGCTTGCCCAGAGCGTACATGATGACTATGAGATGGTGGCCCGCAAGATGCAGGAGAAATGAAAAGACCGGAAGCGCATCACTGCGGTTCCGGCCATGGAAATATTAAAAGCTGTTGTAGTCAGCCGAATCTATGTCTTTGCATCTCCTCCTGGAGTTCATTCTGCGTATCCTCGTCGATCACCGGCGGTGCCTCCTGCTCCCATGGGAACTTGAACAGGTCCACCGGTGACAGTATGCCCTTCGATCTCAGATCAACGTATGGCATGGATGCTATCACATGGAAGGCGTGCCATCGCGCCGCACTCCACATCTCCCTGTGGCGGTTGTTGTAGCCCAGCATGATACGCCGTGCCTCCCAGTATGATATTTCGTAGAGGAACTCCCTGCGCGGGATGCCTATCTCGCCCACGAACTTCTGGTAGAGGTCATGGGCGGTTATGCGTTTTTTCCGCCATCCTCGCCTTGCGCGACCTCCTTCGGCTCATCCTTCGGCATCTTATACCACATGGCGCGAAGGTCAAAGAAGGCTGCCAGAGCGTCGATGATCTCTTCCGGCTCGCTATTGAACCGCAGTTCATCTTCTGTGATGGGCGCATCCGTGCCCGCGAACTCATAGTAGGCTTTGACGGCCGCCATGATAAGGTGTTTGATGTGCTCCGGGTTGTTTCCGTCGAAGTTTTCGATGGAGGTATTTGCTTTGTTATGAAAATTAATCTCCGTGTCAAAGCAGTAAGCAATGGTCACTGTCTTGCCGCAGATGGTGATGTCTCTCTTTTCCATGTCCTTCTGTGTTTAATAGGGTGCGCCGTGCATGGATATGCCCCGGCGCACCCTTGTTGATTATGCTGCTACTGTGTAGTCCCCGTAGCCGTTCAGGGTCGCCTGATAGGTGGCCGTCTGTCTGTTGGGGCCGTTTAGAGTAAGCGATGTAATGATCGCTGAGCCGCTCACGATGACCGATCCCTTGGTGCGCTGGTTGCTGCCGCTCACGTTGGCGATCTGCCACTTCACCGGTGTGCTTGCCTCGTAGATGCTCTCCACGTCTGCCACCGTCTTGCCTGCGACCTGAGACGTGACGGTCTCGTTGCTGCGCATGAGCGCGGTAGTGGTGATGTCGTAGGAGAGTGCAGTCGGCTCCTGTATCTGCCAGTCACCGTCCGTGTCCTTCGTGGTGGCATCCTCGAGTGTCATGCTCACATGCAGTGACAGCTCTTTTGCGGCTGCTATCACGGCTGCGGGCACTGCCGTATTGTCGGAGCCCAGGAAGAGGCGCACGAACTGACCCTTGGTGTAGGTGCCGAGTGCGATGACCTCGGAAGCCTCCGAAGCCGATACGGTGCTCAGTGCGGATGATCCGGTGAACTGTAAGGACTTCGTGGAGTTCGCGCGGTCGTTGAATGTGAACGTGGCATCGTTCAGGTACGCCGTACCCTTGCGGGCAAAGGTTGCCTTCGAGCGTGTCTGGTTGTCAGTGGTCGAAGTTTCGTCCCACATGAGAGTGAACGGAGTCATGCTCTTGATGGCGGTGAGCATCGCAGCGGTGTCAGCGACACTGAGCGACTCGACCTGCACATTCCATGACTTCGATGTTACCTCGGGCTTCGGTGAGAGCCCGACATCATCCTTGGTGGATGAGTCCTCCGTGTTACCAGTCAGGTTGACCGTGCAGTTGGTAGCCATGCCTATGCACTTGTACTTCTCTGCCGTGCTGTCCCAGATTGTGATACGGAAATTCTGTCCTTTCAATGTTGTCATAGTTGTGATATTTTTAGTTGTTCAAATCGATTCGGAGCGAGAACAGCCCGTTCTCCTTGGATCGCCCTACGGCTCCTGCGGAATACTTCACGGATGCGGGAATCTCATCGACCATGCCGGCGAGCTCCTCCCGTGTGCTGGCTGTCAGCGTGACGCTGCCCTTCTCCTTCAGTTCCTGAACGAAAGCCGCCTCCTTGGGCTGCTTGTCGCTATTCGTCGTTGTCTTGCTCATCGTCTTCCAAGTGGTTGTCAACGAAGCACACGTAGCTGAGGGTCGTATGGTAGCACGGTTTTATCCAGTCCCAGCTAATGTCATTGCTCTGCACCGTCTGTAGCTCCGGCACCTCCTCACCGTCCTCGGCCATCTGTCTGATATGCCTGGCGATGGCCTTGCGTACATGTCGGCGCAACTGCTTCACCTCCCGTGGTGACCGTCCGGCGATCCCAACGGAAGCCTGCACGCGGTCCTCCTCGGATTCCCAGCATGTGTCCTTCGTGGCATCGGTATTCTGTAGCCCGTCGTCCATCACGATGAGATACGGCAGCTTCGTGTTGTCCTGTTCCTCGGGGCTCACCTCGAAGCATGTGGACTCTATGCGGCCCTCTATCGAATCCATCAGGCCGATGTCTGCCGTCAGCGCGTCGTACAGTATCTCGTCGAGTTCCTTCATCATGTGTGCTCGCTGTGTTGTTATTGTTATTTCCTTAGTTCTTCCGGGCAGCCAGCGGGCGGATCAGGCTGTTACCATTGCATCGCCGCCACCCGCTGGCCTGGAACTATCGCCCAGAAGGAAGAGAGATTTTAGCCTCCGATCTCGTTAGAGCTTACCTGCTCGACGACCTCATACAGGGCGAATGCCTGTGTAGGATACGTGGCGGGGTTGCCGACAGGTGTTCCACCGTTGATGTGGGTAGAGATATCGGTGATAGACCATGCCGTGTTCAGGGTTACAGCCGTCACGTTCTTCTTGGCGACAGCCTGAGAAGTAGCGTCGATGGTCATGCGGACATCTCCGTGCTGCTGAACTGACAACCACTCGAAATAACCGAAGCCGATGTACTTCTTCTCAGTCGGAACGAGAGAAGAGCCCGACAGCTTGGTGTTCAGGTAGTGGGTCACGATGTAGGGATAGCCTGCACAGCGACCGTTCTGCACTACGAAGCCGCCTGCGGCACCCTCGATGAGCGGTGTAGCCTTCAGCTCGGCCTCTGTCTCGCGGTCCATGACAAGCACCACGTCACCCTCGAAGAATCCCTTGTCGCTGAACCTTGCAACAGCCTTCAGGATATTCTTATAGGAGTTAGCACCGAGTTCGATGTCACCAGCCTTAGTGAGGTTAGAGAACGGTCCCTTGTTGCCGGTCCATGCAGCCTGCGAATATATCTTCTTGGCCAGATAGATACGCAGGGCGAGAGTGAACTTAGCCTGAACGAAGGCCATCAGGTCGAAGGCCGCATTGTCGATGGCCATGTTGCTGATGGGGATGGTCAGGCCGACACGACGCTGAGTTGGTGTGATGTTGGCGAAGTCGAGCTTCTGGTCGGTCAGTGCATCTACCTCACCTACCTCCTCCATCTCTGCATCATTGATGCTCACAGGCCAAATCTCGTTACCTGTCACACCTGTCACGATGCGAAGGCTGTTGGGAAGGTCAAGGCCCTCATGGAGCGTCGGGATCATCTCATGGATGCTCAGCGCGATGGCTCCGGATGCCTCGATGTTGGCAGTGACATTGGTGTCGCCGTCAGGAGAGAGGAGAATCTCTCGTGTGGCCTGTCCCTGGCGCACCTGCTTCAGATACTCACGGAGCTTCTCGCCCTTAGAGACGACCTCACGGTGCTTACTAAGCTCCTCGGCGTTCATCTGGCTCTCGAGCTCCATATTAACAAGCTGTGCCTCTCTGGTCAAGGCTTCCCACTCAACAAGCTCGTCCTCGGTCAGCGATCGCTTACCCTCGGCTGCGGTCTTGTTCAAATCACTCATGCGATCCTGGATCTCACGATAGCGAACCTGAAGTTCGCCCTTAGTCTTTTTAGTCATAGTCGTAAAATGTTTAAGTTAATAAATATTTCTCATTTTCATTCTCATCAACTGTATCTGGCGGTGACGTGCTGCCGCCTCCTCCAGTGCCTGCTCCTCAGCCTCGCGCTTCTTGCGTTCATCATCGTCTGCGGGTTCGGCCTTGGGCTCCTTCGTGTCCTCTGCCTCGCGCTTCTGCCGCTCGATCTGTGCTTCGATAGCCTTGTCGATGGCATCCGACTGCTCGCGTGTGGCGACAGATGTCTGCTCGTAGGCAGGATGCGTGACGATGGACACGTCGTACAGACCGGTGATGCGCTTGACGTGGCGAATCCATACCTCCTTGCCGTTGACGGTCTCGTTGGTACGTTCAAGTGATACGCCGTTCTCACTGTCCTCCCAGTCATCGTCGAAGGCGAAGGACATGCCGGTGATGTCACCGCGGCGCATGAGCTCCAGCGCAGCGTCGGCGTTAGGGGTGCGGGCGATGTCACAGCGGCAGCCCATGTCGTTTGCCCTCAGCTCGAGAGAGAGAGTGCCCTTGCCATTGCGACAGCGACCCAGCACGTCGGGAATCTTGTTGGAGTGGTTCAGGTTAAGTATCACATCCGACCGCATCAGAAGGTCGTTGGTGATACAACCGGGCTCCAGCACCTCATAGACTTCGTGGTTATCGCTCCATGGTGTGAGGTTCACGCTCCTTACACCGAAAACGATGGGAGTGCCCTCTATGGTGCGGCTATCCGTCTGTCCTTCCTGCGGTTCCCTGACTTTCAGGCCACAGGTCTCAATGGGGATGAATCTAATCTGTGTCATATTCTTCTAAAAATAAATCACTCACTAACTAACAGCCGATTTGCCGTTGCGGGTTTACCGCAGTACGGACGCGGCGGCTTCTGTTCTCAATTATCTCGCGCTCTATCTCCTCGCGCTCCTTAGGTGTTGCTTTCTTGCTCATGGCTTATTTGCTTTGGTTTCCTTCCTGCTGTGTGGCCGACGGCCTGCCTCCGCTGTTGCTCTCGCGCAGCTTCGGGCTGCCTACCTCGGCGAGGTTGGTGCTCACGTAATGAGCGTCGCCCTCAGGTATGGACGGTAGATCGTACTGGTTACGCAGCTCGTTGACGCTCCATCCAGTGTCGAGATGCAGCTTGTCAATCTCTGCCTGTCCCTTGGCATCGAGACGCTTCAGGGCGAGCTCGCATATATGGATGCGTCGCTTCCCGAAGTCGCCTTCTGTGAGCAGCTTGGAGTTCAGCTCGTCCTCGTGTGTTCTGATGAGCGGCTGGATGGTACGCAGAAGGAACTCCTGCGTGGCATGCTCAGGCATACGGTAGTTACCGCCTCCGTCGCCTACAATGGCGATGATCTTGGGAACGCCCATCAGCCTGCATATAGCCTCGTCGGAATAGCCGCGCTGCTCGAGGAGCTGCAACTGCTGTGATGTCTGGCTGATGATCTTCGCATCTGCCACATTATCCAGGATAGCCACATCGTTACGCAGCCAGTCCTCGGCGAACTGCTCCTTCATCCTCCGCAGCTCCTGCGGGTTGGCACGTCCGCGTGTACCCATGGACGGGCCCTTCTCCTCCTGTATCAGGACCTTGTGCTTTCCTCCCTTTGCCATGTCCTGAAGGGCCTGCTCGTCACCTGTGGCGGCGATGGTCAGTGCCTTGAAAGCGTACTTGATGGTCGGCACGCCCATATACATGTCCTCGGTGAGGAACACATTCTTGAAGTGTAGCACGTCCTGCGCGTCGCACTCCACCTTCATACGCGGTCCTCTTTCGGAGTTGTAGACGAGGTTGTATCTGTTGGTGATAGGATTGTAGCCGCCGCCGGTGCACAGCCAGAGGTATCTCGGATAGCCGTCTGTCTCGCGCTCGATATACACGAAGGCATTGCCGTAGTATATCTTCCGGTATTCGATCTGCTCCTGCATCTGTGATGCCGTCATCAGAGGATTGGGGCGCACCTGAAGCAGGTAGTTCAGCCTGCCGTTACGTCCGTATCTGTCTTCGATATAGTTGCCGCCCTCGCCATTCATGCGCTGGTACTGCACCACCATCTGTCCCATCGTCTGCATGATGAGCTTCACGCAGCGCGTCCATGTAGGGATAAGCAGGGAGCTGCTGCCGTATGGCCTTACCACGTTGACATCCCAGTTGCCGCCCTTAGGCACCTGGTTGCTCGCGGCATTAGGATCGGTGGTCTGCGGAACTCCCGTCGGTACACCTGCCTCCCTGCGTCTGGCGAATAGTCTGAAAAAGTTGTCCATATCAATTACTTTTTACTTTTCTTTGTTTTCTTGGTCTTGGGTTTACCTATACTATCGGTTCCATCGAAGGTCTGCCCCCACAGGGCTGTCCCCTTGTCCTTGCCGGACAGTATCCTCTCCTTCTCCGCCGTGCGCTGGTTGATGCCGAAGAAGTATTCAACACATGTCCTGCGCTTGGCCTTGGTGTACTCTTCACCGCAGCATGATCCGCGCTTCCACTTCACGTTGATGTACTCGTCGGCGGTCTTCGTGTCGTAGTGGACGACCCTCGCCGGGTGATGTATGACACTCTCCTGGATGGGCTGCTGCGGTACACGGAAGCCCATGGCATCCACGACGACCATCTCCGGCTTCGTCGGACAGTGCGGGTCCTGGATGGCGATGCCCTTGATGTCTGTATGGATGAAGAACTTCGTGTGCCTGTTGATGCCGAAGTCCTTGCTTGTGCCCTCCGTGAACCGCTCCCTTACAGGACGCGGGTCGTAGTGTGTCAGGCCGTTGTCGGTCATGATCTCCCAGTTGAGCACAACGGCATCGCCTGGCATGTCCGTCAGGTATGCCGGGATGGTCACACCGTCGTCTATCTCCACGAACTCGTCGAAGTCGAGGAAGCCCACCCAGTCGTACTCCCTTGCATTCTCGTTGTAGAAACGCTCGTAAGCCTCGCGCTGCAAGCCGACAAAGGGGATGGTGACGACGAAGTCACTGTCTATATAGTCCTGGAGCACGTCACTGAACCGCTCCTCTCCCTCTCTGTTGTTGTCGTAGATGTAGATGCGTGTCACGCCCATCGCCTTGTAGTGCTCCACCCACTCCCTCGCGTAGAGGTTCTCGCCTCTGCCGATGGCACAGACGGCCACCGTCGGCTCCGTGTTGTCCCACAGGTCCATGTGCGTCTTCAGCCACTCCATCTGCTGGTTCTGGTCGTTCTTCGCCCATGATCCCGATCCGTAGTGCTCCACGTAGTCGCGGATGTCGATATGCAGTCCCTTCAGTCTCGGACGCTTCCGCATGATGTCCTCCAGCAAGGCCGCGCCTGTGTCGTACCAGTTGTTCCTGTTGCTGTGTCCTCCTGGCATCAGTCCGTATGACCGTGACGGGTCGAAGTACACGGCACCCTCCCGCCTGAGCATCGGCACGTTCATCCAGCACAGCATGGGCAGCATGCGTCCGATGCCGTAGGGGTTGTGTGGCTGTGCCTTCTGGTGGTATCCCACCACGCTGTACTCAGGACGAAAGAACTCGTCGATGCTCTTCTTGATGAGCACGTCGCTCTCTATCAGCACGAAGCCGTCTGGCAGCAGCTCCCACAGCTTCTGCACGGTCATCATGTGCTTCGCGCTGCCGAACTCACAGCCCTTGGCGCAGCCGATGGTACGGTCACGCTCCGGGAACTTCTCCAGCTCCTTGTTGAAGTCGATGATCTGTCCCTTGGTGTTGTCGATGACCGTCACGCCCTTCAAGTCGTCGTCAGCGCAGTCCATCGGATCGATGTCCTCGAAAGGACGCTGGTCTGAATTGTCGAAGACTACGACATTGTAACTGCGGCCACCATGCTTCCTGAGGCTCATGATCGCTGCCTCCGTCAGTTCCGGAGTGTTGTAGTGGATGATTGCAACTGTCTTCTGTCTCATGTCTCTTCCTTTCTATTTCGCTATCTCGTTTGTCTGCGTATCACCGCCTGTGATGTCGGAGTTGCTCTCGACGATGTTCACCTGCGTGGTCATCTCAGTGGCCTTCACCACGACCTTGTTCTCCATCTCATCCGCATTCAGCGAGATGATCTGATAGATTCTACCTTTGAACTCGATGAGACTCTCACGGGTGATGGTGATGTCGGTACTGTAGTTCATCTGGAACACCACATAGTCGTAAGCGTCCAATGCGCCTTCACGGAGTGCCTTAGTTCCCTTTTCGAACTTATAACTTGACCACAGAGAGCCGGCGCGACTGTATCCTGTCTTCTCCCCGAAAGCCTTACCGTATGTCGGCACCTTGTTCAGCACCGTTACGCGGTAATTTCTCTTTCCAGCTTCAAATCCTGTACTCATATTGTCAGCTTCATGAAGGGTTTCACCCAGAAGTCGATGCCGTAGGGGATGATCGAGATGGAGAATCCCTCCGTCGGTCCTCGGTGTGTGTATAAATGTTCGGTCAGCAGCAGGGCTGCGATCGTCAGATTGTTCGTAGCCGCCGCACCGAATATCTCCAATGTCTCCTCATAGGTGCGGTTCATCAGTTGTTCGATGCCTGTCTCGGCAGCGTCTGCATACGCTGTCAGGATGGAATCCTCACTGTTACCGTCTATTCGGCAGTGCTCCTTTACCTTGTTAAGTGTCAGCCATTTCATATCTATTCTTACCTTTATATCTTGTCCGAAAATACGTCTGAGGTCTACCTACGTCAGAGGACCGTCGCCGACGAATGAGAAACTGCCGACGGAGAGGTTACCTCTCGTGTCCGTCACCTTGCACATCTTCACGTATGCGAAGCCTGTCAGCCCTCCAGATCCGCCGGAGTAGCCGCCACGGGCACCGACGTGTATCTTCACCCTGGTACCGACCAGCAGCACCTTCTCCAGATCGCTGACAGTCGTCATCAGCCAGTTGACGTTCAGACTCCACTGCTTACGGCCTGCGATGAACTCCTTCGAGTCCTGCTGCGTCGCGCTGGCCTTCTCTATCAGGTCGCACTCATGCTGGAGCTCATCGCTCTTCACTGCCGCAATGGGTGTCCATGCAGAGCCGCTGTAGGTATATACGATGATGTTGTTGCCGTTCATATCTCTTCTGTTTTTAGTTCTTCCACGTTACAAGTTCTCCGCGTCCAGACCTCTTCAGGCTCCTGTTGGCGACAAGCACTATCTTCTCACCCTCAATCTCTCCGACGATCTGCATCTGTCTGCTTCCGTCCTGGAGCTGTGATGCTATATTGCCCTGCTGCGCCTTGTTAAGCACAACCTCGCCGCTGTTAAGCAGGGCCGGCACGTTGTCGCCGCTGTAGCTGCTGCCGCCTACCCAACCGCCAGCCGCATGAACGATGCCTCCGTTGGCCGCAAACTGACCGACAACAGGGATTGATTTCACGGTCTGGATGGCGGTGATGGTCATCACCAGTGAGCTGATGCCTGTCAGTATGGTCATCATTCCGGTGATGCCGTTCATGATTCCCTTCAACTCGTCGGGAACCTCCACACCGATGGACTCGAGGCCGCTGAAGATGTTGTTGATGCCGCTGGAGATGGAGCTGAGCGTCTGTGTCGCCTGCGACAAGTCCTTGGCCATCTCCTTCGGTGTCTTCATGGCTGGCTGTTGCTGCTGTGACGGAAGGTTGGACAGCCCGCTGCCAACGCTCATATAGTCTGTACCGCTCAGATGAGTCGTATCACCGAGCCCTGTCGTCTGTACGGTGCCGCCCTGGTACTTACCCTGCGCCTGCTCCTCGTATAATTTCAACTTGCTGTTACGGGTCTCCAGAAGGCTGATTTCCTCGCGGATGGCCGCAAGCCTGTTCTGCGTCTCCTGAGTGGCATCATCGGCCAGCTTGACGTACTCCTGTGTCAGAGCATTGATTTTCGTCTGGTTAGCCTGCATCTCCGTCTGTTCCTTGTTCTGTGATATAGAACGAGGTGATGATACGGATGATGTTATGGAACCACCGCCGCCCTGCCTGCCATTGAGCACCCTTACAAGCTGTCTGTCAACCTGTGCTATCTCGTTGGCTGTGCGTTCTGCCTGCGCACCGAGGGCCTGTATATTCTTCAGTTCTGAGTCGTTGAGTTTTCTTAGGGCTTCGCCTATGCGCTCTTGCGGGCTGTTAGGTACAGCCTTCTCGTATGATCCACCACCACCGAACATCCCGCCACCGTAGAATATGGTTCTGGTCCCTGACATCGGCATGTTCTTCAGGGCCTGATAACTACCGTATGTGCCACGGAAAGCTGTAATAAGGTCATTGGCATTAACGTTACGCTCGGCAGCAAGTCGCTTGATCTCCGCGATATATGCCTCCTGCTCCAGCTTCTGCCGTTCCTTCAGTTGTTTCTTGTAGGCATCTCCTGCGGCACGCACCATCTCCTTGGTGGCATTACCTTCACGATAATCCACGATGCTCTCTGTCATACCGGTCCTTGTCCTCTCAACATTCACCTGATTGAAGGCGTTGAAAGTGCCGAGAGTGTCAAGTGCATCGTATGCGTTACGCGCTGCCCGGGTGATGCTCTCTATGTTCTTCAGGTAACCGCTGATGTCACCGTTATTGAGCGCGTTCAGGAATCCGTGATACAGGCTCTCTGATGACTGTACTATCCGCCCCCATTCGTCAAGGTTCTCCTCGTTGCTGAAGAGGGCATCCTTCGCCACGTCAAGGGCACCCTTGGCGGCTTTGAGCCCGATATTGAATAGTTTCAGCGCGTCGATGTTCACGGTGAACCTCTCCTTCAGCTTATCGAGTACACCTCCCGTGCTGTTCATGCTCTCCTTGGTCTCTGCGATACGGTCTTGAAGGTTCTTCAGCGACTCGGCCATCGCCTTACCATAGTCGCTCTCCTGCTGCTCCTTGGTGAGTACGTTGTATGTCTTGGCGAGTGTGTTGTAAGCCGTTACGAGTTCCTTCACCTGTTCCTTCGCGTTGCTCGCCGCCGGTGCTATCTTCCCGAGCTCACGCACGGCTTCCACCTGACTGGCGGTGAACCGGTCGAACTCCTTGCCTGCGAGAGAGGTCATCCGGGTGAACTCCGCGAGCCGGTTGGACTCGTCCCGCAGCTTGCTGTCGTACTGCGTGGTCTCGAGCTTGAATCTGGTAATTACGTCTGCCATTGTCTTAGAATATTATGCCTTGTATGATATCGTCGATCAGCTTGTCAAGTTGCTGTGCCGCACGCTCCATCTCCTGGTGAGAGCGTTGGCCGAACCAGTCACGCGCTGCTATACGTCCACGGTTGCCGCCCTTCGGTGCGTTCACGAGGTCATGGCCTCCCATCGAGTGGATGGCTCGGTCGGTGGGTACGGCGTTCAGGAAGCGGAGTATGAAGCCGCGGTCCTTGCCGGTGTAGCTCATGAGGTCCGTTGTCCTGCCCTGTCTGGTCACACGGTTGCCGCCCCTGCCCTTCGGGTCGCTGGTGCCCTTGCGTGGCGGCTCAAAGAGTCGCATGGCTCCGGCCCTGCGTGACTGAAGGATATTCACCTGACCGCCGAAGATACGACGGTAAACGGCCATCCTCACCGCCTTGTATGCGTTACGGGGGTCGTTCTTCATGCCGAGTCCGCTACGTGCCTCACGTTGCAGTGCTGACCGTACCTGTATCAGCACGGTCTTGACGGCCTCGTTGATGCGCCGCTGCATCATGGGGTTCGTCGTCGCCAGCTTTCCGAACTGCCTGATGCGCTCTTCCAGTCCTGTTATCTCTATAGCGTTGCTCATTACCTATCCGGCGTTTCAGCGGACGGGGTTTACTGCACAAAAAAAGGGCACAGCGGTGCCCTTGACAATAATCAAAAAAAACTAAAATTACTTATGATTACAAAACTTATCAACCATATTGAGACAAGCCATCTTCACAGATGACCATATTCTTTCTTCGCGTCGAAACTCGGACAGTCCTTGCGCGGCTCATAGTCATGGTGCCCTACGATCTTCGCCTTCGGGTATATCTTCCGCAGGTCGGTGAGGATGCCGAGCAACGATGCCTTCTGAACCAGTGTCCTGGTGTCCTTGGCTTTCTTCCCGGTGGCATCACAGCCACCGACATAGCAGATGCCGATACTGTGTGAGTTGTGACCCTGGCAATGTGCACCGATGATGTCGATGTTACGGCCCTCCTCGATGCGCCCGTTGCGGTATATAACGTAGTGATAGCCGATATCACTCCACCCCTGCTGCTTGTGCCACCGTCGGATGTCAGCCACGGTGTAGTCCTTGCCCTCTGGCGTGGCTGTGCAGTGGATGATGATCTCGTCGATGCGCCGACGGCTCTTCTTCAGGTCGTAGTACGCTCCATAGCCGTATGGCTTCGACGGTGTGATGGCCGTATGTACCGCCTTTGGCAGCAGCCTGGCCATGGTAGCAGGACCGACGATGCCGTCAGCCTTCAGGCCATGCTCCTTCTGCCATTCCTTCACTCTCTCCTCGGTCAGCAGTCCGTAGATGCCGTCCGGGTACAGGTTCAACGCTCTCTGTATCTCCTTAACTATCTCGCCGCGCGAGCCTTTCTTGTAAACTAACATGGGGTACCTCCTTTTTTTATCGTTTTGCTTTTACTTGCTTCAACAGCCCCGTCGCTGGAGATGATTACGGATTGGCGGAGCTTGCAGGAACGGTCGCCACAGACGAAAGGGCGCATGCTCTCCACCATGCGGCCATACCGCGCCACCTCGCGCTGTAGGTTCCTGACTGTCGCGTCGGTCTTGTCCTGCCGCTCTCGGAGTTCATTACGATCCTGCCGGAAGTGGTCGCGCTCCATGCGCAGCTCCTGGATGATGCGCATCTTGTCTTCCACCTCCTCCTGTTTCGACTGAATCATGCGCTTGTAGGTTTCCTGAATCTTCTGAGCGATTTCGACCTCGGCGGCCTTGGCCTCTGCCTCCTGCTGCTTGGCCTCTGCCTGCGCCTTCTGCGCGTCTGCCTGTGCCTTTACTTTCTGCCATCGCCAGGTAAGGACGATGCCGATACTTCCACCTCCTAATAGGGATAGCAGGGCTGGCAGAATTGCGTCTAATGTTAACTCCATACTTGATTGATTTTTTGTTAGTTTTTAATATGTCCCAGGATGCCGTCTGGGGTTCGGCTCTTTCCTTCTTGTTTCTGCAAACAAAAGAGGCCGGCGCAGCAATCTGCGCCATCCGTTACTTACAGCATATCTGCCGCATGAGCATCATCTGTGCACCGTTCCAGCCGTTGGACTTAGCAAGCGTGACGACCGTCTGGATGTCTATGGTGTCGATGGTGAGCTCTGCCATCTTGTTGGTGCGCTCCTTCATCGACTCGACGACCATATTCTGATAGGGCTGGTAGGTCGATCTCATCCACTCCTTGTACTCGGCGGCTCCCATGGACAGCCCTTCAGTGCTGCCTCCCTGTGATGACTCCTGATACTCCAGGGCGCGTTGTAAGTCCTCGTCGTAGCCGGGGAACTTGTCCTTCAGCATCTTAGCGGCCTGCTCGCCTGCCTCCGCAAACCCAACGGCCACAGGCTTCAGCTGCTCCATGATGTTGAACACCTTGACGATCTCGTCGGTGCTCAGCTCTCCGTACTTTGCGGCACACAGCGTCGTGTAGAGTGCGCTGATCTCGCCTGTCTTGATTCTCTTCTTCATGACTTATTCTTTTTATAGTTCCACAATAGGTAAGGGTGTCGCCACCCCTACCGTTAGTTACGTTTGCGCTGCCGTGAAATAATACTGTTCAATCTCGTCGATCACGTCCCAGATGAGGTTGTGCTGCCGACGTGTACCTTCCGGGAGATTGTAGCGCATGGCCGTCTGGTCTTGTAGCGGATGCCCTGTTGTCTTTCCGACGTAAGCACCGAGCTCTCCGTTATCATTTACATAGGTATCGAAATCAACCTTGATCAATTTCTCTACCCCATCAATCAGTGCCTTCGAGAAGTGACCTTCTGCGATGGTGTCCTCATTCACATTGCGGAATGTGTTGTCGAGTGCGGTAATAACAAATGCCATATTCAATATTTTTAAGTTAGACAAAAATCATTAGATATCCTGTGGCAGTCCATCGGTGAGATGGGTCATACTCCATGATGATGAGCGTTTGAATACTGCGCCCATAGAGGATTGTATCTCTGCCACCGCAGTGAAGTAGCCGTTCTGGAACTGGTTGAACTGAGCCGATCCGGAAGTGGTGAACGTGACCCTCTCAGAATCTGTCCCGCCAGCCTGACATATATCTGTCGCATCCACAGATGTGCTGAATCCTGACACCGCCTGACCGTTGGAGTCGTAGAGCTGTACTGTCAGCTTCCATCGCCATGCCGTTGTTGTAGGGTTACTTACTGTCACGTCAACATAAATACTCTTACCGTCTATCGTGTTTCGCCAGCCTGCCGCTGAGATAATCACGACCTGCGCATATTCGATGCTCACGGTGATGGCCTTCGTGTGGTCAGTCAGCGGGCACAAACACCTCTGCGACCCTGATGGTGGTGTGGCAGACTGGGCGAAAGGTGTCTGGAAGATGACCGGGAATATCTTCCATGTTCCCTCGAAGTCCGTATCGGAGGCCGACAGCTGAACATTAACGATATAGCTGCCACCTAAGACCTCTGCCATAGTGACGTAGTTGTCGCCGTTCTTCATGATGGCGCATACGGACGGGTTCGCTCCTGTACCGCTTGTGCGCTTGGCGACGATACCGAAGTACATGTTGCCGATAGACACGCTTGACGATCCGGGCCATGTCAGGTCGTCGAGCTTCAGCGTCCTTACGGTCTGCGCCCCTCTCGGGAAGATGATTCTCATGATACCCATTGGACTGATGGCTATGGTGTTACCGCTGATAGGCTTGATGGGTTCCTCGGCCTCGTGGTAGTATCCGTCGAAGTCTGTCTGTCGATATGGTGACTCAATGGTTCCGGTAGGTGGTCTCCATACCCAATACTCCAGGCTCAGACTTCCCTTCTGAACATCGCAGTCCGGCCACCAGTTCGTGTGGGCCTGCCTGTCTGCCTGCGATGCGAAGAGGAAGTTGAACATATAATCAGCCCTCGACCATGATGGTATGAGGTCTATGCCATAGTTGGCATTGAGGAAGTCGGCTGCTGTCAACTGCTCCTTCTTGGCGAACACGACGGGATGCCTATTCGACCATTTGTTGACCTTCCCCGATGTGGTCCATGCGTCGAGATCGACACTTGATATGCCGAGTACCGCCTTGATGTCACCATCGGTTACTGGAGCAGTGATCACACCGTCTGATGTATGTGCCATATATTATTCCATTTTATTCGGTTCGATATTGCTTGCCTTCTCTAATCGCTCAATTCGCTTCTCGAGGTTTACCACTTTTCGGGCTGTGACGATCACGAAGATGGATGCACCAACACCATGGGCGATGGAGAGCGTGCCGAGGTAGTCGTTACTTGTCATGACCACCTGCGGCAGCACCTTCTGCCATTCCTGCGCAATGGAGCCGGCGAAGATGGTATCGTCGTGGCGGTCATTACGCTTGTAGAGGATAGTAGGCAGTGAGGCTATCTGTTCAACGGTGATGTTGATATCTCCGACGATGGTCTTGTAGCGGGCATCCGATAGTGCTGTCACATAGCCGTTTGAGAGCATATTGCCGAATGTCGCATCGCCGTTGCTCTTGATCTTCCAATAAGAGTCTCCTTGCCGTGAGCACATGTCTGACATCTTAACCCAGCCAGCATCGTCTGCACGACCGATATAGAGAGAGCCGCCGCTGCCTGTGGCGTTGGAGATACGGCTGTTATTGTTGAGGGTGATGCTGCCTACTGATGTCATGTCGCCTGTGACATTACTTGTTCCGTCGAAACTCTGTCCCCACAGCGTCCGTGCCGTCTTTAGCTGCACGGCTGTGAGTGCTGCGCCCGAACTGTCGAAGTACCCTTGTAAGGTCGTCACGTCGGATGCCGTTGCGAAGTCAGAGGCATGGTAGCCGTCGAGCCTGTCCGCATTGAGGTTGGTGACGAGCGTCGAGGATGCCACGACAAGAGGTGCTGTGCCTGTCTCAACCGTCGAGCGGAATGACTGAGCCGCAGCCACACCGCTTACATGCAGCTTGTAGGATGGGGTCGTAGTGCCGATACCGACGTTGCCACGGCTCATCCATGTGTTAGTGCCGTTGGTTGCGATTATCCATCCAGTGCTCCCTGATGTCCCGTCGTAGAGTCCTCTGTTTGACGAAGTGTATAGTATTACAGTACCGTTGCTATTGGTAACAGAGATTATCGTATCAGCTGTAGTCGTCTTGGTGACGGTGATGTTACCGTTACCCGTGATAGTGCCGACATCAGTCATATTTCCGCTAACGTCGTCTGTTCCGTCAAACGACTGTCCCCACAGCGTCCGTGCCGTGGCGAGTGCCGTGGCCGTGGCGATGTTTCCGTCGGCAAAGGCAATCTCCTTCCACGGAGATAATGCGTAGACTCCCGTGCTCGGCTGATATACTCTACGATATTTCAGTCTCATTGTGCCATACGCATTTCCCTTGAACTGGATGGTTCGCAAGTTATAGCCGAAACTGACAAGTGTATCGTATGTTCCGAGGTCGTCAAGAGTAACATCGTTAGTTGTAAGGTTATTGTAATTCATTGCCACGAAGCATCCTCGTGTGAGTGTGTAATTACTAAGCGTGTCATAGTCATCACCTGCCGCCATAGAACGCGGTCTGACGTTCTTCGACTGATAAGCATAAAGGTCTGCGACAGATTTCGTCGTGCCGCCAATAGTCACGGACAGGTTGGTGCCGTTAGTCGATGTGAGGGAGGTAAAGAGACCGCCTGCTACAGCAGAGAAGTTGCCTTCGTGGTAGATGGTGTTCGTACCCCATTTCACGCCATCAGAGTAGATGCGCAGATTATTGGTTGCATTGTAAGCACCAGTACCGATGTAGCAATAGCTGAACGCGTCGGCAACACCGAATAACCCAAGGTTGAATATTTTATTGTTACCGTCGCCGTTGACAGTTATTGGCTGTAACGCCCATCCACCACTTGTTGACACGTTTCGGTTCGTGCGCACAATCATGCCGTAGTCCGTTGTAGAACTTGCTCCGCCGTAGAAATACAGGTTGCCTGTGAGTGCCTTTGTCGAGCCTGCCGTTAGCGGCAGATAACCCGTAAGGTCGGATGATGTGGCATAGCCGCTCAGCGCGTTGGTAAGATGGCTTGCGTTAATCTGCTCACTCGTTGCATCGTTGAGTGCCGACCATACAGCCGCCATGTCAACACCACCGCCTCCAATGGTCTGGTTCGTCCACTTTCCAGTCGTGGAGTTGTAGACTAACGCCTGACCGTTGGTGGGGTTGCTCAGGGCCACGTCCACAAGATCGCTCAGTGCCGTGCTGCCGCCTGTGCCTCCGCTGCCACGACCGAGAGCACTCAGGTATTGCTCAGTCCAAAATCCGAACATCGCCTTGATATTGTCGATCGTGGCTGTGGTATTGTTAGGCGACACGAGCGTGGTGCCGTTGTAGGCCTTGAACAGCCTGCTGAAGAAGGCAATGCTGACATAGTTGTCATCCACCCATGTCTGCGTGGCATAGGTGTTGCTGTCAACGCTGCCGTCGGCCTTCAGGAACTGCGAAGCCGTACCGCCCGACTTGACGAAGCTGCCCGCAGTGATGCTGCTGGAGAGCGTTGCCGCACCTGTCACAGCGAGGGTGCCGCCGACGGAGAGGTTGCCGGTGATGGCACCTCCGGATAGCGGCAGATAGCCTGCAAGGGTCTGTGAGGTGACATAGCCGCTCAGTGCGTTGGTCAGGTGCGAGGCATTGATCTGCTCGTTTGTCGCAGCCGCAAGGTTGCTCCACACCGTCGCCATGTCCGTGCCACCACCACTGATAGTCTGGTTCGTCCACTTACCAGTCGTGGCATTATATACCAACGCCTGGCCGTTGGTGGGGTTGCTGAGAGCCACGTCCACAAGATCGCTCAGTGCCGTGCTGCCGCCAGTACCGCCGCCACCACCATTGCCGAGCGCACTCAAATACTGATTTGTCCAGAAGCCGAACATCGCCTCTATGTCGGTGATGGTTGTCTCGGTGTCGTTGGGGTCTACGTCCGTAGGATCGTTGTTGTCGTCAACGCCATGTGCCTGGAACAGACGCTTGAAGAACTCGATGCTCACGAACTGCTGCTTGGCATTCTCAACGGTCAGGTAGCTGCCGAGCATCTCGTTTATCTGCCCTGCATCAAAGTTGCTGCCGCCGCCGACACCCGTGCCGGGGACGTTTACCATTCTCCTGATTCCTTCTCTGGTTAATATCATGTCGGTAATTCTAAAAGTGTCATTATTGTGATATCGTCTCTCCAGTCATGGCCCAGTGATATGGGATGGCAGACGGTGCCGTCAAGTGTGATCATACATTTCGGGTCGATGTCTCGCACTAAGGTGCCTCCGATGGTGATGTCCGATCTGACCTCTATCTCCATCCTCCGCTTCGACGTGGACCAGTAGGTTGTCACCCTGTTGGCGAGGTGCTGCTCAGGATGCTGTAGCACACCGTCGCCGTAGTCGTATCCGGCCATGTAGGTACCATCCTGGTTGATGAGCACACCGAAGCCGAAGGCCATATCGTTGTCACTGGCGTATATGCAGTCGATGTTCAGCTCGTCACGCACCTTGTTGTTGTTCGTCGAGATGTATTCACGTCTGTCCTCACGGCCAACCCTTCTCACCGTCCTGCTCATGCCTGATGATGTAGCATATACCTTCGTCCTTCCGAACACGACGCTGAAGTCCTTGATGACGAAAGCCCGCTCATGATACATGGGACTCAGCGAATTCTCCACTTCCGGCACATTGTCAGAGCCGAGGAACTCGAAGAATATCTTGCCGTAAAGAACGGATGGTGTGTTGATGGCCCTGCTGACAGCCGGACGCGGGGCCTCCGAGATGGCACCGGAACGCATGATAGAGTCTGCATTTCCGACGGACACACGGAAGGCAGAGACGGTGCTCGTCCATGCCGTGCCGTTCCACCATTGCGCAGTCTCACGGGTGAGACCGACACCAAGCCGGACGTACATCCATTTCGTGCCGATATTCTTAGATATCAGTATGCTGTCGCTGATAGTGGCATCATAGGCCGTGGCCTTGTCCTGAAGGTACACTTCGCCCTGAATCTGGAAGTAGCCGTCCGAGAAAACATGCTCATAGACTGACTGCATGGATGCGTAAGCCTGCGCATCCGCAGAGGAATAGCTCTTCTGTATATGTACGACAGTGCCGCCCTTCTCGGCCTCGTTAGCATCCACATCTATCCGATCTGAGCGTTTTTCTCCGATAACCATTGCCCGGAAAGCAGCATATCCCGATCTCGCAGAGCATGCAAGCATAGGGCCGTCGTATGACAGCAGGGGGGGATAATACTTGATGGTTGCATTATCATCCTGAGTCATAGACCCTCTTCCCGGTGCGGCCATGACAGCCTTCACCAGTCCGGGGTCTGATGCGTCCACGATGCCGTTGGATGCAGCATTACCCTCCACGCTGACAATGGCGCGGTGGTAGCCACGCTGCACGAAGTCACCGTTGTTCACGCTGACGAAGATGTCACCGGTCATGGTGACAGGCATGTATGTCTCGTTGGTCGTGCCAGCCGCCGTGCCTCCTGCCATCGTCGTCAGGTTGGCGTATGTCAGATGCAGGAAGGACGTACCGATGGAGTCATCCGCACAGGTGAAGTACATGGCTGTGCCCTTCACTCTGACCGTCCATCCCCAGAAGCGGCATATATCCTCGAGGCAGTCATACATATTGAACCGGGCAGACAGGTTACCCTCGGCATCCTCGTCCACGAAGTTCTGCCAGTCGATGCGTTTCAGCAGCCATGCCTGCGCGTGTGTGCCGCCCTGGAAGTAGAACTGCGACGGACGCTGTGATGATGGGATGGAGTCGACGATCTGCTTCAGCAGATATGCAAAGTTCTGGATGGCCTTCTGCTGGTAGTTGATCTCCGTGCCCTCCGTAACCAGAAGCACATCCTGAACTGGGAACTCACGCACCTGCGGATTACCGTAGAGCGTGCCGCTGAAGTTCTGAGCCTGAAGGAACCCTATCCAGTCCACCACCGTGCTGCCGCCGCTCTGATGAGTCAGCGTGACAGGACGGGAGGTGTCCGTATCGGGTATCAGGTCCTTCCAGTCGAAAGCGGTCACTCCGTCAGCCGCAAGGCCATCGTCCACGATTCTCACATAGCCGCTCTGTGTGCGGATGGGTATGAACTCATCCTCGCTGTTGTCCTCCTGCGTGGTGAACGTCTTGTCGGCACCCTTCAGGGCTACCGCCGTGCCCGTACCTCCACCGATGGTCACGGTGTAGACCGTACCGGCCCGAAGGCTCATGAATGTTATTGTGTAATTTTTCGCCATTTCAATGCTTTTCTATTCGGCAAAAAACGGCCTTTTGGTTTACCTCCACGCAATGGCGCAGACGGTAAGCCTATCATTTCCGTGGGGTCACGAAAATGATAAAAGAAAAGGGAAGCATCACGCTTCCCTTAATTCGTATAGTTCACTTCCCATTACCATGGTACTGGGTTATGATTGCGTCGATGTCAGGCAGTGCCTCCCTTGCGCAGACAATACGCAGGTATCTGCCGTCGTCGGCACGGAGTATATCGAAGATGTGCCGTACCTTCTTCGTCTGGCGGATGGGGACACCCAGCCATGCGGTGTGCGGCTCGATCACACGATCCGAATGTCTGATGGCCGGTGACATCCATACGTGTATCTTCTCACGCAGATGACCGCGGCTGTTGTATATGCCTACCAGCAGATCGATGCCGCTGTTACGCTCCGATTCTGTGGTGCGGTCAATATCCAGGGGATGATCTGCCACAAAACAGAAGTGGCATGAGGCCCAGTCGCTGATGACCAGCCGCCCGACTCCATCCATCTTGTAGGTATATGTCACTGTGTCGTCGATGCCGAGAAGGTCATCACCTTCGGTCATGGTTCTGTGCCACTGACCTGTTGTCTGTGCGCTTGCCATCATCGTGACGGTCATGAGCGCAACGATTAGAATACTTTTTCTCATTTTCTCTTCCTCCCTAAGTTATATGTTACTGATATACCGACAAACACGTCAGCCCTGCGGCTTCCGATGCCATAGCCTGCCCCGATGGTGGGACCGATGACAAGCCGGGGGGCTGGAGCCGTCTCCGTCCTGGTGATAGTGGTCGTGGTGTGCGGCAGTCTCAGATGTATGCTGTCAAGCCGCGGTCTGTAGCCGCTCACCCACGCCGTGTAGAGCGAGTCGCTATATACGGCCTGTTCCTCGGGCAGTGCCACCACTACCGAGTCCGTCCCTTCCGTGTCCTGACAGACGGTCAGGGTGTCGTCAAGCGGTACCGATGTGCCAATGCTGTTGGACGGGATGGTCACATAGATCACCCCGCCCGTCTCATGCCTGGCTTCCTCCTTCGGTACCGTGTCACGCACCGTGATGTACTCCGTCTTGGTCTCCACACGTTCCGTAACCTCCGGCTCCCGTGTAAGGAGCCATACGTTCAGCCACACTGATCCTGCCAGTATGACAGTTAGCCCAATGGCATAATCCCTTGCCTTCATACGCTGTCGTCGTTTAGCTGTTTGTTACTATCGGATGAGTAGTCCTCATCCCCTTTCATCGGCGGTCTGCCGCAAGTAAACAGCAGGCCGAGGCATACTACGAATGCCATAAAAATGAAAACAAAAAAAATCGTCATGATTTTGTCCTCCATGTTTAATTTTGTATTCAAAAAATGTAGAATTTGCTACCGCTTGCGCCGCGATTGCTTCTGCTGGCGACGCTTGGCTTTCTTTTTCTTTTTGAGGTCGCGCGGTGGCTCATGGTAGCGACCGCCCTTGATGTGTGGCACGTCGTACATTGCCGGAGTCGGCATCTTGATGTCTGACAACTTTAGTGGAATGGTATGCGGCACGGTATACGGCACGGTATACGGCACGGTATACGGCACGGCATCGTCTTTGATGCGCTGCATTTCGTGTTCCTCAACGGGAACGAATACGCAATGGAACTCCGCTTCCTTCTGATGGATGATGGCAGGGTCTATCTTGGCGTACTGCTCTTTGAGAATGTACACCATTGGCAGGTTCTCAGCCTTTGCCCGATTGATGATGTCCTCAGTCGATTCTTTGATTTCGGCCATTGTGAGCGAGTCGGCACCTGCGCTGATTACCGCTTCGGCAAAGAAGCTGTGGCTGCCCTGCTGGGCACTCGTCGGGGTGTACTCCCGAACCCTGTACTTTACTTTCTCATTGTCGTATCGTTTTAATTGTTCAACCTATATTTCTTTTTTCAGGAAACCTATACCTTTATTTGGCAAAAGGTATATGTTTCTTTGGCAAAAGGTATATGTTTTCTACCTCTATATGTCGGGTGATAATGCGTTGGGGGTTTACTCTTGCTTTGGAGACATATCCACGACCTGCGCCTTTGGCTTTGCCTCCTGCTCATGCTTGATGCGAGCCACGGTGTTCTGATACGGCTGGTGGTTGATGGGCAGCACGTTCGGGTTGAAGTCCGCGAGTGCTTCGATGAATTTCTCTTTGGACTTATACACCTTGCCGTCGATGTGCCAATGCCGATAGCCTTTGCCGAAGTCGCCGTTCTTGCGCTTCGGTGTGTGGTCGCAGTACCCGAGCCGCCCGTCCTCACTCTCGTATGTCATCGTGTGCTCAGTCTCCCAAGCTGCCGAACATACGAAGTGGAACGGGATGGCTTTCAGTTCGTCAATGGTCATGCGTCTTTCTTTTCTTCTGGCACTGACAAGTCGATACGATAGCACTGGTCAACGAGTTTCAGACTCTCCCACAACGACATGAGGTTCTTCGCGTCCGTCGGTTCGTGCATCTGGTCGCAGATACCGGCAGCGGCATACACGCTCTTGATTTGGTCGGTGCTTGGTCGCCATGCGAGGGCGTTCTTCAGTTTCTCGCACTCGGCATAGATGGCGTTGCGCTGCGCAATCAGTTCGTGGATAGTGTCGTCACGTCCGTCGATGATTTTCTGCAACAGCATCTTCTCGTTGCTGTAGTCAGCATAAGCATTCTTTACTTGCTCGACCATTGCCGCAGCCTGTCTCTCTTTCGTATGATCTACAAAGTTCAGGTAGATGCTGTAGATTGTCTGTGCTATCAACACGACAATCAAAATAATAATCAATGTTTGCATAATTAATGAAAAATTAATGGGTAATTAATGATAATTCGTGTTCAAAAAAGAGAGCCGACGCGATGCGCCAGCCCTCAATGTTCAATGTTCAATGTTCAAAGGCCTACGGCTCCAGCCCGCCTTCGTTGTTGCCACCGCCCTGCTGGTTGCCGCCGTTGTTGCCGCCAGTGTTACCACCTTGTGCGGGTTCGTCGTCGTTGGGGATGGCCGTGTCCGTTGCCACCATCTTAACCTTTTGCGCTTGCTTGCTCAGTGCAAACTGCTTGCTGAACTTCACGCCGATCGTGGCACCAAGCACCCAATTAAGGCGGTCGGTAGTCAGGTCGCTTTCCTCGGCACGGGTTCGGACGGGAACGCTCGCGTCTGCCGTGTGGGCAG